AGGCGGAATTATTGAGAATGAAACTAATGCCCGCAATTCTGAAATGGGTGGAGAACTGGACGCTAAGTGGTCAAAGGCTTGATATGTTTCACGGGGTCGGTCGGATAGACTGACCCCGATAACCCCGTATAATATCGGGTTGACCGTTACGGTTGACCCGTATATTTTGCGCTAATTTGTTAATTTTTTCACATTCTCGATTGTGAAATTTTTGTCAATTTGCGATAGCACTTTGACAATTTTTTCACAAAATTGCTTGTGAAATTTTTGTCAATCTCTGTCTGGACTTTGACAAATTTTTCACAAAATTCTTGTATATTATATAATATATAATATATAACAACTACATATTGATTGTTAACAATCAGGAGTGACGCACTTGATTGTTAACAACCGTGGTATGGACTGGATACCCCGGGGTCTATAATATTGGGCGTCGATTAAAATTTAGCGATTGTTAACAATCGCAGAAAGAGGTAAATTATGGCATTTTCATTTGCAAAAACTTTTAATTCATCACCGGAGCGCGCTTATATGAACTGCAAACAGTTGCTCGAGTACAATGGTGGCTACACTGATACTGATGATGCCGGCAGCCCCGTAACAGAGTCGGTTGCTATCAAGCAGTTGCTGATCGGAACTTCAGAGGTTACTGAAAGTGGTAAGCAGGCTACTGTAGAACTGGATCTGATCTATGACGGTTCTCTTGGTACTAAGTACGATGGCGAGAACTATAAGTTGTCAAGTCACGAGGGTCATCCGATCTTTCTTAATCTGCCGGATCATATGACTGATACTGCACTGAAAATCAGCACAAATGTAACCGCAGTTAAGGCGATTGCACATGGCGATGTTGGTATCAGGCTGACTAAGTACTCCAATAAATTCGGAGATCAGGTCGGGGTTGAGTGGGTAGATATGTGATTGTTAACAATCAGCATAGGAGGGGCTTAAAACGCCCCTCCGTTTTTATAAAGGAGGTCATATGAGTAATCTTTATCTTGAATTAGATGATGTTTATCGGGACTATTGCAAGCCTGCACTTGCAAATAAAATTACAAAAACTGAAGTGCTGAATAAGATTGATTCAGCAAAAATGCAGTGCGAAGCAATACGAGCATATATGAAATGTTTTGAACGGGAGTGGAAATTTCCGACGGAATATTATATTTCACAAACAGAGGAACTTATTGATCAGCTCAATGATCTTGAAACGTATTTCAGAAGGGAGGTGCCGGATGACCTATCAAAACTTATCTCCACTTGAGAAAAGACAATTCAAAAAATTTCCAATCTGCCCTCTATGTTTTCGAGAAATACTATCCGGGGAAGAATTTGAACAGATCAAAATAAAAATTCATCGATCAAATGTTCATACTTTCATCCATCAATCATGTATACTTAACATTCATAAGCATACTGCGGAATATGTGGAGTTATCAAATAAACTTGCGATTGTTAACAATCGTATGGAGATTTTTAAGAAAGGGGGAAACAATGGACAGTCTGAAAGCATATAAGCAAAGATATCAAAAAGTTATAACTAAAGCACAACGAAAATTTAATCGTATGAAAGCTCAGCACAGTCAGGCACTTGAATTTATAGAGGCTCAGGAAACGGGGGGTCAATTTTCGCTCGCACATGCTAAAGATTATGGTGAAGTTCTCGCAGAGGTTACAAGAGCGAGAAATTTCATATCTGCAACTTTAACTGTGCCAAAGCGTTTCATTTCTGAAGCTAAAGATCGTGGTGCAGAATATGCTGATCTATTTGAGCGAGGAATTCCTATGGCAATCAGAAAGTCTATGCCGGGGTATGATGATGAAACTGCGAAATTAATGTTTTCAATCTATCGCCGCATCACAGAAGATGCGCCCTTGCGTGAAAAAACTAACAATTATTGGGAGTCCAATGAGTTCATGGCTGCGTTGTATTCTGTAGCATTGGAAGATAAATACGATGAGGATTTCCTGATGAGATTGGCTCAGGATATAATAGACTCATCCGGTGCAGCGCAGCGTCGTGAAGAATTTGCAACTCAAATACCAGTGTACTCTGAATTTAACGATAGAGGGGGTAAACGATTTGAAAAATGAAAAGCGTTTGTTAACAATCACTCTTCCAGAATATCACACGAAAGGCGCGGTATATCCATTTAACAAAATCGATGATTTTCTTGAAGATCCCGATGTTGAAACCGCGTTCCTGTTTGATGTAAGTTCTGGTAAAGTCCTGAAATACGTTAACGCTCCGGCAGCATTTGATATCGAAACAACATCATTTTACGCAGGCACTGAAGAGAAGAATGAAAAAGTCGCGATTATGTATATATGGCAGCTGGGTATAAATGGTGCAGTTCTTTACGGGCGTACTTGGGACGAATTCCGCGATGCTTTAAACCGAATACAATATAAATTCGGTTTGACAAATTCGCGTCGCTTGCTCGTATATGTCCATAACCTTGCATTCGAATTCCAATTCATAAAAGATCAAATGTCTTGGGACAAGGTGTTTGCGTTAAAAAATCGAGTACCGGTGTATGCTATCACCGGGGGTTTTGAATTCAGATGTAGTTATAAATTATCCAACTTCAGCCTTGCATACATTGGTGATCATCTGCTTCGTAAATACAAGGTTCAAAAACTGGTGGGCAATCTGGACTATTCATTACCGCGTCACACTAAAACTCCGCTAACACAAGAGGAATTGGATTATGCTGTATACGACGATTATGTAGTTATGGCATATATCCGGGAGCGTATGGAAGATGAGGGTGGTGATATATCGCAAATTCCATTGACTAACACCGGATATGTTCGCAGACATTGTCGATTGTTAACAATCAGTTCTCCTGATTATGTTGCATTAATACGCCGGCTGAAGATTGGTAATAAGGAATATTATCAATTGAAGAACGCATTTATGGGTGGCTTTACTCATGCGAATGTAGAACATGTAAATAAAACACTATATAACATTTCCTCATACGACATAGCATCTGACTATCCGGCACGAATATGCTTAAACTACTTCCCGATGTCAGCATCATCATTCATCCCGCGTATCGAGGATCCAATAGTGCTCCAATACTATCTTGAACATTACTGTTGTATCTTCAAACTGGCGGCAGAAAATATCAGACCGAATGTGCCATACGAAAACATCCTATCTGTCCATCGCTGTCGTTTTCTTGAGAATCAAAAAGATTATGTTGCCAACAACGGACGGCTCGTATCATGTCACGGGTGGATTGAAACGACACTAACCGAAATAGACTATAAAAATCTTTGCTATTTCTATACTTGGGATCATTGGGAAATAAGTGATATATATGTCTATGATCGCGGCTACTTACCAACTGAATTTGTGTCTGCCGTTCTTGATTTTTACGAGAAAAAGACTACGCTAAAGGGCGTAGAGGGTAAAGAGAACGAGTACGGTGTTTCTAAAAACATGCTCAATTCTACCTATGGAATGATGGTAACAGATCCGGTAAGAGATAATATAGAGTTTGCTGAAAGCGGGTGGTGTTTGAAACACGCAAAAGCAGAGAAGTCCATGAATGCCTATAATAACAATCACAACCGTTTTCTATTCTATCCATGGGGGGTATATGTAACAGCGCACGCTCGCGATCAACTTTTTACCATGATGCGCGAGATCGAGGATGATTATGTCTATAGTGATACTGACTCTTTAAAGATCAAAAATGTAGACTTACACGCAGCAAAATTTGAAAAATATAACAACGAAATTAAAAATCAAATTTGCAAGGCGGCATATCACCATGGCATCCCTTACGAACGCTTTATGCCTAAGGACCCATCAGGTAAAGCGCATCCTATCGGGGTATTTGAATATGAAGGTACATATGATATGTTCAAGACTTGCGGTGCAAAGCGTTATATCTACACCGAAAATAGAGGAAAAGAAAATGAGAAGACTCAAATCACTGTAGCTGGGTTAGGTAAATCAGCGGGAATGAATTATCTTAACAAAAAATATGGTCCAAAACTTGATGACATATATGATGCGTTCACCGACGGTCTTTATGTGCCCCCGGGCGAAAGTGGAAAGCTTACACATACTTACATCGACAAACCACGATCGGGCGTTATGACTGACTATCTCGGTAACAAAGCCTATTATTACGAAAAATCAGCAACGCATTTGGAGCCGGCATCGTTCTATATGTCAATGCTCGACTCATATCTCCGCTATCTATATGGTGTAGAAGAATTGCAATACTTTGAGTGATTGTTAACAATCAGGGAGGCGAATATGACAGATCGAGAAAAGGCTATAGTAATGGCATATACCGGAGTGTGCATGTTAACTGGAGATAAGTTTCAGATATTCCATAAATATGTTGAAGATATAATGGGTAGACCTGTTATGACTCATGAAATAGGTCGGTTCGCAGATGAGATAAAAGATAAATCACGAGCTGATTTTATAGCACTATGTACAGATAAGGAGGTTCTATGAAATTTTATGATATTGCTCCAATCTTAAAAACAAAATCAAAATACAACATGATAATCGGAATGCGATCAAACGGAAAAACCTATGGTGCACTTCGTCATGCGTTATCCGAATATTTCAAACATGGCTCCGAAATAGCGTACATCCGTAGATACCGTGAAGATCTCAGAGGTAAACGTGGCGAACAGTTATTTGCTGCATTAGTTCTTAACAGCGAAGTGGAAAAACTTTCAGATGGTGAATGGACTGGAATCCGATACTACTCCCAGAGGTGGTACTTAATCCGTCAAAATGAAAAAGGTGATGAAGTTCGTTCCGAACGCCCATTCTGTTATGGCTTTTCCCTATCAGAAATGGAGCACGACAAGTCCATCTCATACCCATTAATCCGTACTGTAATATACGATGAGTTCATCACTCGGCAATACTATCTCAACGACGAATTTGTGTTATTCTGCAATGCATTATCAACAATCATTCGTCTGCGCGATGATGTGACAATATTCATGCTCGGTAACACTGTAAACAAATTCTGCCCTTACTTTAAAGAAATGGGACTGAAGCACATTGAGTCAATGGAGCCGGGTACTATTGATACATACAAAACAGTAGCCGGTCTCCGCATTGCTGTCGAATACTGCGCAACAACTGACACAAAATCAGCAAACCGTCCATCCGACATATACTTTAGTTTCGATAACCCTAAACTGGAAATGATTACCGGAGGATCATGGGAACTTGATATATATCCGCATTTACCATGCCGATACCGCCCTGATGATGTGATCTTTTCATACTTCATAGACTTCGATTCTCAGTTGCTTCAGTGCGAAATCGTACAATTTAATGCCGACTCCGTATACTTAGAGCCTTCAGATTCATTGGTATTCTTCACTTACATTCATCGAAAGACTACCCCGCTTAAATATCCGGATCGTGATATTATATTCTCGACTCGATACGACCCGCGTCCGAACTGGTTCCGAAATATAAAGCGACCAACCTGTGATATCGACCGTAAAATTGCATCATTCTTTTCGAACTATAAAATATTCTATCAAGACAATGATGTTGGTGAATTAATACGAAACTATCTTGTATACTGTCAAAAGGATATGGCTATGTGAGTTATGCGTCTATCCTTCAATCCCCGTCGTACGCGTCGTCCGCGTCGTCCCGACAGACCAATGCACCCCCAGCAATGCTGAGGGTGCTTTTGTTTGTTAACAATCAATGTATCTCGTAGTTGAAGCGAGCAAGCTCTAAGCAGCGACGACGCTCAAGACCCTTGAGAATATGACCACCTGCTTTACGATACAGAAGCATTGATGAACGAATTGTCTGACGATCACGCGTTCCATTTGCTGTCAAAGCATCGATTGAACCAATGTTGTAAGCAAAGGAGACCAACGCATCAAATTCGCACTGAGTCCAGTTATAGATCGGGTCGTATTTCATGACTTTAGTTTCGAATTTCTCAAGGTCGACACGGAGTAGAGCCTCGGCGTGCTCCTGAGTAATGGTCAAGTTTGGAACCACATCGGGACCAGTATGACCATAGCCGATTGTAAGGACGCCTGCTGCATCGGTATAAGTAGTTAATCTACAACCCTCAAATTTTTTGATAAGAGCAATTCCAATATCTGATATTTTCATTCTTCACCTTCTTTCCGATTGTTAACAATCAAGTTTCCTGAGGAACCAGATCAATGTCACCGGCAACGATCAAAATGTAATTAAAGTTATCAAGACCTGATGGAAATGCGAGATATCCAATTCTTGAATTCTGCCTGCATTTGAAAGCACCATCGTTTAATAGAAGATCATAGCTATTTTCATTACGACAGATTAACGCCGTATTCTGCAAAAAATCTGTCTTGAATGACATAAGTGGATCTGAGTGACCGTGTATTTCCCACACATTGTTTCTAATTGATTTGATCTCACGAACAAAATAAGATCTGTGAAATTCATCAATCGTCATATAATTGAAATATGGCAACTCATTACGCTCAACAAGGATAACGGGATCAACTAAGTTGGTTTCATTACGGAGCGTTCCTGTGATTGTATCAACCAAATTAGGTGCTTTATCCATCTTATTCATAGGCGATGTATTGCGCTGTAATTTAATGGAAAAACTCATAAAATCACACCTCCCTTCATAATCTCAAGTGCTTCTGCGATTTCACCATCCGTAGCATGTTGAGAATTCAACTGACAAGCTTCAACAATTGTAAGACCATGAAATGATGACAGTGGCCCTATTTTGTTTGTGGGATATCCAACATACCGGCGTAATGATGACTGCGATGCCTGATCAATATTTTCAGGAAGTGTTAAGTTTGGACGAGTAACAGTGATAAATGGCGTACGCACTGATATCTGACCAGAACCTTGCCCAGGATTTCCAGCCTTTGAGTATCCCATTTTTGATCCAATTACAGCATTAATGCCTGCCGATATTGTATTTGCATTCATTGATGACATTCTTGCTTCAGCACCAGCTAACCGAACCTCGCCAGATTTACTAAGTTCACCAGCTGCATTGGTAGCAGTACTCTCAATTGCATCACCTATAGCGCCAGTAGCACCCATTGACATGCCCATAGTTACTGCTGTCGCTGCAAACTGTACGGCATTAGATAATATTTCCTCAAAATTACCTTTTGTTACTGTTATCTGACGAGCACAGTTTCCATTATATTCTGCAAATACAGAATTATTTATAGATAAAAATGCCACGCAATCGCCAGATATAACATTTACCTTGTATGTTATATTTATTGTTTTTGAAGTTATCTCATCTGCATTTAGCGCAACTTCACCTATAAAAGGCAGAAATAACTGATACTTAGTATATGGGTCATAATCGAGATACGAATTGAAGAATTTTGGTATATACACACTACCACAATTCATAGTCGCATACTCTGATGTCACCTTATTAGTTTCTATGTGCGTGTTATAGTTGCCAATAACCAATGGCTGCCCGGCAACACGATCGGGCGTAATAGGTATAATCGACAAACCTATTATAGCATCAAAAGGATTTGTAAAATGCTGTTTTAACATATCCCAAACAGTCTGATCCCAAAACTTACGAGCGAGCTGATTAAGATCAGTCCTATCGGGATTATAGACTGTAACAAAACCAGTACCAACCTCACCGAGCGGCGGATCTGTCGGTATAGGTACCGGATCCACAGGATCAACAGGCACGGGCGGATCAGGTGTCGGAGGTATAGGCGGAGTAGGTGGATAGGGTTCAGGATCTGGGTCAGGATCAGGCGGTGTCGGATCAACATCACCATTTCTGTTCCATGCTGAATTCCAAACTCCTGAGAGCTGAAATGCTAACAAGGAAGAATAACCAATGTGATCAAGCATTGCAGTGTTAGCGTTTAATCTATACCAAAACCATACCCAAGTGCTAGAAGCAGCAGTATACGCAAACCCGCTACCAGAATAAACCGGAGAGGCACCGGGTAATGCATCAATATTTCTAACTGCCTCTATAAAAAAGTCAATAGATTCAGAAAACTCTGCTGGTATAAAGTATGCATCCGCAATGCCACTACCGTTAACTTCGTAGATCGGTTCATTATTAACCTTTGACCATAAACCGGTATTGTTGTTAAAAGTTTGAGCACCTGACATATGTAACTGTATAAGATACTGTATAGATCTTTTTTCACTTGGCACTATCATACCAGCTCCTACAGTTGCAGTAAGATACGGGGCGGTAAAAGAACCTGCGTTGGGTAAACCAAAGCAACCCTGCATCTTTGATGAAAATTCAACATAATCTCGCGAATCAAATGAGGTGCTAAACGCATCACTCCTAGTTGTCAATTCTGCAAATACCATGGTAGCGAACGCTTCGATAAACTCTCCAACATCACTATATTGCGTTCCTGCTATCAACTTGTTGGCAAGGTTGAATGTATTATCATCATCCCAATAGTACGGATTTTCAATTTTTGGCACTGCAGGATTAATATACCAATCCCATGCTGTTGAAACTCCTAAAGTATCTTGTTTTATATAGTTCCAAATACTATTCTGATAAATAGTATATGGAACATTTTCCGAAACGACTGGAGATGTTATCTTTATTCTTTTTGATACATTTCCAGCCCATGTATCAAATTCTTTTTCGTAACGCCGTAAACCCATAAAGCCTCCTTTCTATAATAATGGGGCGATTGTTAACAATCGCCCCTGCATAATCGCAATTATGATGCTACATAGAAAACAACACAGTTCTCGTTTGCATCGTTGAAGTAGCCGGCATCAAACTTGTAGAAGTTGTTAAAGAACTCGGCCTTCGGATTGTAGTGCGTGCGCACCCTGCGGTCAAGATTTGCAACACCGAGAGTATCACGATCAAACATCGTGCAAAGAATACCAGACTGATTAACGGCTTTCTTTCCGGACTGCTCGGAAGAATCCTCGATCGTAATGTTGATAGCCGATGTATCAGCAAATGCATAGCTTGTTCCAGATCCCTGCCAGTAAGGTACGGTATCAGCAGTAGGAAGAGATACGAGTTCCTCATGGAATGTATCCGACTGGAGAAATACCTTCGAAGCTGATGCAAACTCGTCAAGCATTACCACATGCAGCCTATCAAGAGGAGTAAACCTCTGACGCTCACCGATGTTGAACAGTGTCGAGATCTTCGTAAGACGCTTCATATACAGTGACATTATGTATGTCGCATACCTGATAAAGTCAGGTGACTGTATAGCCTGTGCAGGAGTGAGTGGAGCATCAAGCTGAGCTGCATATGCCGTATTGAACATTGTCAAAAGGTTAACGGTGCGAGTACCACCAGCGTTCAACGTCTGACCGATCATATTGTTGATAGTTCTCATTATGAGAGCATCTGTCTTAACAGTCAGAGATTTCTCAACCTCGTTCTGCAGCATTGACAGAAAAGCATTCATCTGTGTTGCAGATGAAAATGCTGACTTGACCTGCATCTCTGTGAATGAACGATCGATCTCAAAAGTTACGCGCTTGTTGAAGAACTTAGCCTCAACATTGGGCTTATGAAACACATTAGGATCATACGACTGTCCGTCAGTGAGTTCCCAATCCTCATTCTCAACAGCCTCAGGCATCTCAGATGCGATCTTCTCGAGAATTGATCCATACTCCCAGCCGTCCATAAGAACCTTAGGAGCACCACCTGCATACTTACGATTCACAAAGATCACTTTTCCAATGTGATCCACCAGGGTACGCGTGAAATTTTCAATCGCCTTAGCGTTGATCACGGCCTCACCCATATCAACGAGGTTTGTGAGATCCTCATTGAGTACCGCAGTTTCACCGAGTGTAGCACCTGTTGCTGCATTTACGAGATCATATACCTGTTTTACTTCCATTACTACCACCTTTCTGATTGTTAACAATCAACTGTAAATTGATAAGCTACAAAAATCTTTCACATCATCAAGAACCTGACGAATGAAAGACCATTGCCAAAGTTCAATCTCCTCGCGGAGCATTTTCTGATAAGTGATGTTGCCAATATTACCCGTACGTGTGTAATCGCGGGTTCTGGTATAATCATCATCAGTTTCCTCTTTCAGAGCATCAGTACGAGTAAGATTATCAGTTCGGGTAAACGACTGCTCCTCACTCAAATTATCAGTACGCGTGGAGTTAGTTGTCTCAGTCAAATTATCAGTCCGCGTATTCGTTGTATTCTCTGACGTGATATGATCGTTTTGCCCCTGCGATGTTGAAGAGTTAAATCCGAAAATCTTATCATTCAGAGTACGATTAAGCTGACCTGCATTTTGCTGAGTTCCAGTATTCAGTTTTGTGCCCGCATTAGCTTGCGTGCCAGTATTGTCAATTGTGCCTTCATTCTTTTGAGTACCCGTATTAGTCTGGGTACCAGAGTTATCAACAGTCTTATCATCTGTACCAACAATCTCCTCATGCATCTCATCTTTGAAATTATGAATAGGATCATACTCCAGCAATGCAACCGCCTTCAACTTATCCCATTTTTGCTTATACATGGCAAGAATAAGACTTGATAATTCGTCCAGTTCAGCATCACTAAATTCCTTATCATTACCCATCAAATGAGAAATGATCGGAGAAATTGTTCTACCGCCATACGAGGTGAAGAATAACACATCAAGTTGCGCAGTTGTTGCAAACTCAAAATTATAATTCATCCTCTTGAACGGTCCTGCTGTCGGAGTCATCACCTCCGCTATCTTCGGAGTCGTCTGTCGATGTATCATCTTCATCACCAACCTTTACTACGATATCAACTTCGATTCCAGAATCGGTTTCACCTGCTTCTTCACTATCGGCTTCAGCCTCGTGTTGAACCTGATCTTCGGACGCTCGGTCTTCATCCACTTCTTCCTCTTCTCGATTGTTAACAATCGCTCCTTCTCCTTCACCGTTGTCCTCTTTGACGTCTTCTGCTTCGTCTCCGACTTCAGATCCTTCGTCTCCGATTCCTGCATTATCACCTTCTTCGTTCTCGACAACCTCATCACCTCCTTCCTCAAATAATTCTGACTTTTTAGCTTCCAGATCAAGACTAATTTCTTCTCGATTCTGTTTCCAAGCCGATGAAAAGTCAACAGTTACATTGAGACCATAAAGGGAATTCAATTTTTCACACATCTCTTTACGTTTCTCAAGCATATCATCGCAAAGAGGTAACAGCGAGTCTTCACCCATCGCTGCCTCTCCAACGCCAATCGCTTCACGCTTCATATTGAAATTAGCCTGCAAGCCAATCTCATTATAAAACGATCCTTTATAGTACTGATGCAATTCAATGAACTGAGTCAAATATGATCCATTATTCGACGGAGGAGACTGCATCTTTACACCATCAAAAAACGGACTATCTCCTATTGCACCAAGTTTACCGTCTTCAATATTTGCCAAATACTCATCAGCAGCTGCCTTTGTTTTATCATCAGACGCGGATATGAGCGCAACAATCCTGAGCATAATATCTGCCGTCCGCATCGTCAAAACATTTTCAGCCATCAAGTATGAATAACGCCGGATTAACGGATCCAACCCTATCCACATTGAATCATTAATACAGAAGACTCCTTCATCACCCCACATTGGCTTCTCAAATGTAAGATGAAGATACGGATTTGATACTACATACAAAGTTGGTCTATAGTACGCGTCATGTACGCCACCCGGATTACCGATAAAAGCAAACAATTGTTCATCATCATCAGCACCAACTTGCGTTCCCTTTTCTTGGTCTGCAGGGATCTTAGCCTTCGTGATAAAGCAAGACCCATTGCGTAACAGATAATATTCGAGTACGTCCTGAGGAATTGTATCAGGCAATCCATCATACTTGAACATCTTAAGCAATCTAGTATAAAAATAACCTGCATAACTTCTTGCACACCTTTCCTTATCAGTTATAACATCTGAATCCTGATACGCTTTTGAACTATAGCGTTCCCATCTATACACCTTAACCTCCTTTCCTGATTGTTAACAATCACTTATCTTCAAGTTTCTGAATCAACTGCTGAATGGCGATCGTGTTTTGCGTAATCGCATCAGATAACTTCCTGATCTCTTCATCGTGAAGGGCATCATTTTTCTGCGAATACATAAAAACAATCATACACATAACAATCGGAAACCCGACTGAGCCTATTGCCGCAATGATAGATGCAAAATCCATACGCGCTCCTTTCTGGTTGTTAACAACCATATAATTGAATTTTTAATAAAAAGGTATGTTAATAGCACATACACCTGCGTGATGATTGTTAACAATCAACGATTGTCAACAAACACCAAAACGCAGGCATACTTATCCCTAATGATATCATAGCACATTACGTGTCAAATGTCAATAGTCAATTTGCACAAATTTTATAATTACATATATGCATTATTACCATA